CCCGCCGTGCCGCGGCGACGCGCGAGGCGGCGCGGCGCCTTCACCACCGTCGCCGGTAAGCGCGAGCGGCTTTGAGGTGTCACAAAGCGTCGGCCGCAGGACTCATCTAGGCGGAAGAGCAATTCGACCGAAAGGCGGCACCATGAAAGACGAAGCGAAGGCGCGCGAGCTCGCCCGGCAAATCATCGAGCTCGCCGACAAGGGCGCCGAGGTTGGCAGCGGCGAGCACGCGGCGGCGCAATCGCAACTCGCGGCGATGGGCTACGAGCTCGCCGAGCTCGTGCTCGCTAACGGCTAGCGCTACGCTCGAACGCAGGGAAGGCGGCGCGCCCGGCTTCCACTCTCCCCATCGAAGCCAACGCCTTAGAGCTCGGCCGCATGGAGCCCGGCGCGGCGCGCCACCTTCCTCGTCCCCCCGACGGGTGATGTTGCCGCAATGGGCAAGCGGTCGCATGCCCCTATCGGGTCAGTAGATCGCGATGGCGCCGCGGCCGTCGTCGGCGAGTTGCGTGGCGCGCCACCATGCGGCGCGAAGGGCGAGCGCGGCGTCGCATGGTTGGCCGTCGTCCGGCCGGGTGAGGCGTATCGAGCCATCGACGGCGACGCGGGCGCCGAGGTTGGCAACGTGGTCGAGCAAAAGCGGGTGGTGGTCATGGGCGAGGCGCCCGTCGATGACGGCGCGGTAGAGCTCGTTGGCCGAGGCGCTTTCGTTGTCGGCACCGGCGTCCCATTGGCGTAGGCGCATGCCGGTCCGGGCGAGCTCGCCGAAGAGCCGGGTGCGAATGCGGCGCGGGTGCGTCACCTCGACCACGTCCCACCGCTCGACGCATGAGGCGAGCACGGCTTCGACTTGCTCGTCGGTGGCGATGTCGGCGGCCCAACAGTGGAAGACGTCGCCGTCGAGGGTTGAGCCGACGACGGCGAGCGTGCGTTTGTAGGTGCCTTCGACGGCGATGACGACTTCGGTGCCGTCCGGTGGCGCCGGGGCGACCGGGCACGACTCGAACGCGCCCGCCGGTAGCCATCCGGTGGTGTGCTCGACCCATTGGCCGAGGTGGTAGGTGCGAAACGAATGCTCCGGCATGAGCGCGGCTTGTACGCCGAGCGCGGCCTCGCTCATAAAGCCCGCTGCTACGCCGGGGTTGGCTTGCCGCCATGCGCGTTTGTCGCCGAGCTCGCATCCGGGCGGCGCCGAGAATTCGATGTAGGAAACGCCCTTCGGCAGCGAGCCGTCTAGGTGCTCTTGCCGCAAGCGGTAGAGGATGTTCGGCTCGAAGCCCGGCGTGCCGAAACCGACGAGCCGGGCGTCCGGGCGCTTCGCGAGCCGGGCGATGAGCGCTTCGACCAATGCGTCGTCGGCGAAGCCGATTTCGTCAATGAGCGCGAGCGAAAAGTTGAGCCCTTGCAACGAGCTCAACCGCGCCGGGTGCGCCGCGAGCCGTGAGCCCGTCGGCCGGTATTCCAGAATGCCGGGCTTCGCGTACCACGCGCACACCTCGGCGAGCTCCGGCACCATTTCCACGAAGCGCTTGGCCGACTCGACCACGATGGCGGCTTGGTCGCGCTTCGTTGCGAGGACATCGACCTCGGCGTAGGTGTCGCCGCGACACAGCCGCTCGATGGCGATGGCGGCCATAAGCGTCGATTTGCCGTTCGCCGCGGGAATGCTCACGAAGGTCGCGAGCGAGTCGTAGAGCGTCTTGACGATTTTGCGTTGGAAGCCCGCGATTTTGAGCGGCAGCCCGGCACCGGCGCCGACGGGCACCGGCAAATACGTTTCGCACCAGCGGATGGCGCGCGCCGATTCCGAGGATGTGCGCCACCCCACCCAAGGCGGCATCTCGACCACCCGAAGGCGGCGCTTCGGACCGGCGGCGGCTAGTGCGTCTTGCTCGACCGGCCGCCACGAGCCGGGGCTCAACGCGGGCTAGGCATTGCTCTATGTTGCCATTCCTGGCACACTCGCCCTAATGCGCCGCCGCCTTTGGAAGAGGCGGCGCGCGGCAATGCCCAACGCGTCGCCGTCGGTTTTCGACCCGGACCTCGCCGGGCTCGGACCGACCACCATCGAGTGGTACTTGGAAACCGGCGTTTGGGCGACGCCCGAAGTGGCCGAGCGCGTCGGCACCGTTGCGCGTTGCCAACAACTCGTCGCGCAACAAGTCTCGACGTTGCCGCTTCGCTTCCGCGGCAGCTACGAGCCGCTATGGGTGAGCAACCCGGACCCCGTTTGGTTTCCGGGCGGCATCGGTTCGGCGATGTTTGCAGCGGTCGCGAGCATCTACGGCTACGGCGACGCCTTCCTATGGGCGACGTCGCGCTACGAAAGCGGCTACCCGCAAACCTTCACCGTCATCGACCCTCGCGCCGTCGTTGTCGAGGCGAAGCCGAGCGGCGGCCGCGCCTACCGCGTCGGCGAGCGCTACCTACCGTCGGACGACGTCTTGCAAATCACGCGCAACCCGCGCGGCGCGTTGCGCGGCACTAGCGCGCTCGAAGGCTACGCGCCGAATGTCGCGTCGGCGATGGCGGCCGAAGCGTATGCCGCCGACATCTACAACGGCGGCGGCGTGCCGTGGGCGGTCTTGCAACCAGCGCGGCGCGTCACGAAAGAGCAAGCCGAAGAGCTACAAGCGCAATGGATGAATCGAGCCGGAGCTCGCGGCGGCGCGCCCGCCGTCATCCCGCCCGACGTTGCCTACAAAGAATTCGCTTTCAACCCGAAAGATATGGCGCTCATCGAGTCGCGCGAGTGGGACGCGAAACAAATTGCCGCCGCCTACGGTGTGCCCGCCTTCATGCTCAACATGGAGCAAGCGGGCGGCCTCAACTACAGCAACCCCGAAATGTTGTTTTCCACTTGGTGGCGCACCGAGCTCTACCCGGTCGCGCATCGAATCGCGGCGCACCTCTCGACTTGGTTGCCGCGCGGCTCATGGGTGGAATTCGACCCGAGCATCCTGCTACGGCCGGACCTCAAAACTGAGTCGGAAGTGTGGCTCGGTCTACTGGCCGCCAACGTTGTCACCGTCAACGAAGTGCGCGCCGCCGTCCTCGACTTGCCGCCCGTCGAGGAAGGTGAAGCCCTCGCGCTCATTGACGAGCCGCCCGGCGCAAAAACCAACGAGGCAACCGGCCCGGCGGCGCCGGTGCAATTGGAGGTGGTCGCGCAATGAGCGCCGATGAGGTCCTCACCCGTACCTTCCCGCTTCGTCTAGAGCGCTCAGGAGGCGACGGGCGCACACTCGAAGGGTGTTGCGTCCCCTACGGCGAAGCGGCGCTCGTGCGCGACTCGCCGGACCAACAGCCCTACTACGAAGTCTTCGAGCCCGGCGCCTTCACCCGCAACCTAAAGGCGGCCGCGCGCGTCGAGTTGCGCTACGAGCACGGCGACGGAATGCTCGACACACTCGGCCGCGCCGTCGAGCTCAGTGAGGAAGCGTCCGGGCTCTACGGCTCGTTCCGCGTCTTCGACGGCTACGTCGGCGACCACGCGTTGCGGCTCGTTGAGGAAGGCGTCTTGCCCGGCTTGTCGGTGGGCTTCATTCCGAAGCGGCGCGGCACCGTCAAGCGCACCGCCGAAGGCACCATCATCCGCGACTTGTGCCACCTCGCCGAAGTGTCGCTATGCCGCGAGCCCGCCTTCGACCGCGCCGTCGTCACCGCCGTCCGCTCGGCGACAGTCATGCGCGGCGAGCTCGACTTGCCGCCGGTCGCCGACGAGCAACTAGAGCGGTTGCGCGCCATCGGAATCGAGCTATAGCCATGCCCAAAGACTTCGGCGGCAAAAAAGCGGCGCCCTTCAAGAGCGGCGGCGGCCGCGACACATCCTCGCCGCGCACCGCGAAGGGGACGCCGCGCAAACGCGTCGGCACCCCGCGCAAGACCATCCGCGGGAAGTGACGGTCAACCGAGGGCGCGGGCGGTTATTGTTCTAGGTGGTCAACGGACTAGGACGGCCGCGGCGAGCCCTTCGGGGCTCGTTCGCGTTATGCCGTCGCTTTCAACCCGCGAAGTTGCGACGCCGGTACGCCGACGGCAGCGGCGATTTGCTTTTGCGTCTTCCCTTCGCGCGACGCCCGCTTCGCGAGCTCAACCGCGAGCTCGGCATAGGCGTCGCTCATTTGCCGCAAGCGGTCGAGCGCCCGCATCGCGTCTTCGCGCTCGCATTGCACGATGACCGACTCGGCGTGGCTCTTCACCTCGCGGGCTAGTTGGTCGATGCCTTCCGGCCATTCGCCCGCACGAGCCACGAGCTCGCATCGCTCGCGGTCGGTCTTGCACACATAGCCGCCGCCCGGCGTCTTGCGAAGCTCGCCGGTAGCCGCGACTCGGTTACAGCGCTTGCACGCGGGCATTAGTAGACGCTCCGCACCGAAGCCGACTCCGGGTAAGAGTGGCCGTCCGGCGTTCGCACCGTGATAGTGACGCCCTCGTCATCGCGGTCGAGCTCGATGACGGCGCAAGCGTCTTTCATCCCCATGTGCGTTTCGGTAAGCGTCACCCGCGTCGGCCACTGGCCGATGTGTAGGTGGTGCTCTTGCATGGTGGGACCTCGCTTTCGTGGTCCCGCGCCCTCGGTTGTCAATGTCCGCCCACGACCAAAAACCGGCCGTGTGCAGCAATTTTACCGCACGTTGCCCCGGCGGAAAACAAAAAAGCGGTCGGTTTGCAGGGCTTTTGTCGCAAACCTCCTGCAAAAAAATCTAATAGACCCCGAAACGCGTTGGCGCCGCGGACAACAGCGGTTGACGTCGCGCGAGCTCCGGGCGTACCATCGGCGGCAGAACGGCACCCCGCGAAGTGTGCGTCGCAACAGCGGACACCGCCGGTAGCGCTCGGCCACCCCCGCGCCCGCGAGCCGAAGAGCGGCACCCCGTCGAATCCGACACGACGGAGGAAGCCCGAAATGCCTAACGCGGTACTACAGCGACTCGTCAACGAGCGCACCGCCACGAACGAAAACATCGACCGCATCCTCGCGGTCGCCGAAGAGGAAGAGCGCGACCCGTCCGAGTCCGAGCGCGAGCTCATCACTCGGCAGCGCTCGCGCCTCGAAGAGCTCGAACCGCAAATCGGCGAGCTATTGGACCTCGAAGAGGCACGGTCGAGCTCGCGCGACGCACGCGCACACCTCACCCGCACCACACCGCGCGCCGACGGCGACGGCGACCAGCCCGTCGAAGCCCACGCACCCGGCGGCGGCGACCAGCCCGTCTACCGCTCGTTCGCTCAGTACGCCCGCGACGAGCTCATCGTCCGCTTCGACAAGATCGCCAACCGCGCCGGGCAGGGCGCACGCGAAGCGGCAAACGAGCGGCTTACCCGAGCCGTACAGAACACCCTCACGGCCGACATCCCCGGCCTACTGCCCAAACAGCACCTCGCGCAAATCATCGACGTCATCGACAAGTCACGCCCGCTCGTCGCCGCGTCGCGACAGCTTGGCCTCAACGCGGGCAAGGTGACTTACCCGAAGATCACGCAACGCCCCATCGTCGGCGAGCAAACGGCCGAAAAGACCGAGTTGCCTTCGCAGAAAATGACGGTGGCGATGATTGAAGCCGTCGCCAAGGTCTACGGCGGCAGCGGCGACCTTTCATGGCAAGACGTCGCATGGTCGAACCCCGACGCGCTTTCGCTTTGGTTCGACCTCGCGGCCGAGGCATACGCGCACGAAACCGAAGACGCAACGGCCGCCGAGCTCGCAACCGCGACGGCCGCGGCCATCGTTGTCGCCTCGGCCGACCTTGCCGCGTGGATGGCGGCCGTAACCGAAGCGGCAGCGCAGATTTACAGCGCGACGCGGCGACGGCCGGACACCATCGCGGCGAGCGTCGCAAACGGCTACGCCTTCCTCGGCATGGTGGGCAATCAGTCGCCCATCTTCCTCACCGCGGGCGGCGGCAGCCTCGCGAGTGGCAGCGGCAACATCGCCGGTATGTCGCTCGTCATTTCGCCGTCACTCCCCGACGGCACGGCATACGTCTACGACTCGTCGGTCTTGCTCACGGCGGAAACGCC